AAAATAACTCTTCCATGGAAACGTCCGTGCTGACTCTTGAGTCTTCACGTACTAACGAACCCAGCGAAAGCTGGGAGGCGTTTTCCAGTGGAAAAGATGAAAATATTGAAAAACTATTTCGTGACTGGCTTGGCCCGGTCGATCTGAACTGCGTTCATGAGGTTTTGGATAGCGTTACTTCGGTGACGAAACCCGAAGCCCTGCTAATGGATGCGCTCTTGATCATCAATGAGAGTCTCTCTGGTGGTCTTCCAGGAGCTTTGGGTCCCATCCGTGCCAGGACAGTCCACTTCCTGGGTGACGATCAGCGTCTTGCGCACGATGTTGTTAGGATGTGTGCGGGTATCAACCCACCCACGCGTTCGACCAACATTTGTGCATTAGCAGTGATGCTCATCCACCTTGCCTGTGGTCCTTCCGAGATGCAGTTTCAGCGCACTATGTGCATGGGATATCCCCACGCGCGTGCTGAAGCAGCGTCCTTGATCGATCGGTACACCAACCCCGATCACAAGCCGTTTATTCGGTTGGGATATAGCCACGTCAAGGCAACCCAGGATTTTGTTCTAACAACCACTCTTGCTGATGCGATGGAGAGAGAAGACTTGGGGCCCGTTATGACGGGAACCAACTCTGAAACCTTTGCTGCGTTGGCATGGCATCTACCTTGCGATGAGCCTGCTTTCCTTTTGGGATCTCCTGATTCTCTTAGGATAGTTAAGGACTTATACCGCTTGGAGACTCGAGCCGTGTGGTTGTTGAACTTGGCAGCGACCTCTCATAAGAGGCGGAAAGCGCGTCTCAGTGACAAGCCAAAGTTTGCCCCGTATTACGCAAGTGATGTGTGGTCTTGCTTACGCAAGTCTCTTCGAGATATTGGAGTTTTTCCAGAAGTCAGAAGCAAGGACACTGCGGTGGACGAAGCTTGGTTTCCCCAAGCCAAATACACCGTCAGAGTCCCGCCGACCAGCTGGACCAAAAAGGCCCTTGCGGGCACGCTATCAACTTGTGGCGTTATTGGCATTACGGTGCTGTATGCCCTTGTTGTAGTTGTTGGTTTAGCCTGTTGTTTGGTGGCCCTTGCCAATGATTGTTCGGATCCAACTCCCCGCCCTTGGAAGCTGCCTTTTGGTATTGGAAAGTACCAAGGAGTTTTAACTGTCCCCGCAAGGTGGCAGTGGGGGGCTCACACGCCAGGTGGCGCCGCGTGCACGTACCAATATGCACCTTGCATAGCAGTTAAAGTGGCTGCCACCGGGTTCCTAATGTGGGTTCTCTACACCGGTTTCCTTCTCCTTTCGGCTTACATAGCCAAACACTATTACAGTTTTCAGATGTTCCATACAGAACTGGAGGTAGCAATACCTCCTACCCTTGCTGACACTCTTCTTAGCAAGGCGGATTCCAGTGGCAAAGTCACGATCCATCTGTCGGAGTTGCGTTCGGAAGCTGCCCTTCCGGGCTCGAAGTTCCATGTGTCAAAAATTGGACTCCCCACTTACGTTTGTGAAGTTGGGGTTGTTGATGCTACATCACAAGCATCACACTTCGAACCTTTGGGATTGTGTTTTAGAATTGGAGACCAACTCTTTAGTGCTTACCACGTAGTTGAGGCATGTGGCGGCAATCCGTATGTGAGAAATCGCACCGGCGTCACCACCGCTCTCCCTGCACCTACCCTCGCGTCACGTCGTTTAGATGCTGTTGCTTGGGACTTGCCCAACAGCTGGTTCAGCGCCGTTGGCCTCACTGCCAAAAAGTGGGCTCTTCCTAAACCTGGACCCGTTGTCTTGCAAGGTCGTATGAGAGATCAAATCGTTCGCTCGTATGGCTGTCTGGTTAATACCAAGGACGCCCTTGAGCTCCGTTATAAGTCATCCACTTTGGATGGTTTCTCTGGCGGACCTGTAGTTCAAGGAAATAACGTCATTGGCATTCACCTGGCTAGGGGGCAAGCAACCCACAACAATCTTGGCGTCGCTCTCTCGTATTTTTACGCTGGCAAAGAGACCAGCTCGAGCGAGGACTCAGTCTCCGTTGAGAATGAGGACGATGAGGATCGCTATCTCTCCCGTGCAAACAAAGGAGATGTTAAGCGTGCTGGCTTGTGGGGTGATATGGGCTATCAATCTGAGGATTCAACCCTGAGGTTCACAACTAGGGACATCCATGTCTCTACCTACCCCGACGATGACGATGATTTCTACCATGATTACTCCTCTTCTGAGAGTGTCTTGGGTGATCTCAATGGTTTCAGGTGGCTTCTGCAGCCTGAAGAAGTCGAGGGGTCCAAAGTGACCAAGATTGGTAGTTCTTTCAACTACGCCATGGCCACGGCCAAACCCCCCCCCTCAGCCCACTTGGCTGAAGTTTTCCCAGAGATTGCTGGCTTTGGTTGGCCTGACAGAGGATGTCAGGCTCAATTGAAGTCCATAGTCTTTCAGCACAACCGTCGCGTTGAACCCTCACATCCTATAACAGATGAGGAGGCAAAGCAGATGATTGAGCAGATGCATGAGGATTACTCGGCCTGTGAGTATGAAGAATTCTACAACCCCAAGTGGAGTCGTGAAATTTTCTCGAAAGAATATGATCGGCTTGTCCATGAGGAGGATTTCATAGGTAGCGTTGTGAAGCTGTCAGCCACTCCAGGGTTTCCCCTGATGCAGTGGTGCTCTACTAACAGGCAAACCCTGTTGGAGCACGGCAGTTTTATCAAGACGCAAGTCCTGGATCGGCTGGCTTTGTTCTATCGCAAGAGGAACGTTGACTTTGCCACCTTGACCCCTAAAGAAATGCTCGAAGGGGAGTTGACAGATCTTTACCGCGTCTTCGTGAAAGGAGAGGCCCATTCAGTTGAAAAGCTAGAACAGGGCCGGGTGCGACTTATTTTCGGCGCATCCCTGGTGGATCAACTCTGCCAACGCCTCATCTTTGAAAGATTCGACAAAGCTGAGCGAGCGGCTTTTGCCAAAACTGCTGACATACCTAGTTGCCCTGGGATATCCTTTGATGACTTCTTCGTTGAGAAGTTTCAGGAGGTTCTTACGTCCCACGGCCTTGAAGGGCACGTCTTTAATTCAGATGACGTGTCCGGATGGGACTGGTCAGTGGTATGGCGAGCTGTTGAGTGTGAGTTCCACCGGCGCATGAGAGAGATGAACATCAATCCCTCTTCTAACGTCGGAAAGACCATCATGCTCATGGGGTGGGTCATGTTTCATGCCCCCGTAGCCCTGTCAAATGGCGATATATATGACATTCCGGGTGGCTTGTGGAAGAGCGGTTTCCGCATCACAGGCTCTGGCAATAGCGGTATGCGCGTTGGTGCGTCATACGTGATTGCCCTCCGGAAAGCCTTTAAACCATTTGCTCGTGCGATGGGGGACGACTGTGTGTCACGGATACCAGTTGGCCTTGATGAGGATGTCCTCAAGGAGGCGTACCGTGAACTGGGTTATCGTATTAAGGAAGTTAGAATTCAGGACCCTGAAGGCCTGGATTTCTGCTCACATATTTTCACAAAAGGCAAGGCTTATCCTACACGAGTTGGGAAAGTCATGTTTCACTTTTTGTGCCGTGGGGGTTTTACCATGGAGAAATATGAGCAGCTCAAGTACGAGATGCGGCATCATCCTAAGATTGCCGACCTGGTTCAGCGCCTTGAGGCATGGGGTTTAGAGGAAAAGTTTCAACCACAGGCTCGCCACCCCAAACCACGCTATACAGATGTGGTGGCGAGTAATTCCAGCGAGCGTGGAGCTGGAATATTCTTTCAGATGAAAGGAACTGTCAAGACAACTATGGCTAAACGACTTGATGAGCAAGCGCGAGAGATCCGCGAACTCAGAAAGCTAGTTAAGTCTAATCCGATGAACACCCTTGGTGAGGCTCCCAAGAGGGCCAAGAACGCCAACCATGTCCTCAGCTCCCTTAACCAGGAGTTGACCAGGCAGGAGAAGGATGAGGAGAAAAGCGCTAAAACCGCTATGACCCCCGCCCTTTGCATGTCTGCTGAGTGCCATGCTTGGTGTAAACTCGTCGACCGGCCTTTCACGGCAAACCTTAGTGTGAATGGGTCCTACATCAAAGTCCCGTTCCATCAGAGCCTCGTCCCCCACAGGTCTTTCTCGGTGCCCAACTATGGTATCACCGAGTTGACCCCCTCGGGGGCCTCATTCACTTATCTGCGTGGTAGTATCTTCGTCGGCCGTAATGGCTGGAATGTTGCTAACGTTGATTATGATTACACTGCTGCCAATCAGCAGGTTGGTCTAGATCCACTCTACCACCCTGTCGGCCAAACACTTGCGGATAACACTGCGGGTGCCTACCCGATAGCCGGATATTTTGAGGAGCTCACGACGGAACCGCTATACCCATATACGGGTGCCCCCACTAATACGGCAAGTTACTTTCAACTCCCGTATTATGATCGGAGGAACCCGACTCAGCTCACCGACAGTGCTGCTAGCATTGAACTCTCAAGACCTGTCGCTTTTGCGATAAAAGTTAGTTGGGATTCGAAGCTTCAGGACTCTGAAGGTTGGGTTGAGGGGTATTGCTTCCACACAGTTTGCCGTGCAGCCGGCACAACGCAAGATACGTTCGCTGCGCGCCGGGTTTCCAAAGATTACCTTGGCCGTGTCTTGTTTAACAAGAAACGGTCTCACATTTTCACCTGGAAACCTGACGGTGACTTCTACAAGTGGGCACACAACACCGGAACAGGTGTGACCGCAGAGAGGTCCCCCCAGATGTCGGTGTTGATCCACCTTCCTGGAGCCAACGCAGAGAGTGTCATGGTTGAGTATCTTGGACTGGTCGAGTACCGGTTTATAGTCGAGCCAAACCTTAATAAGCAGAGTGTCACAGCGCCTGAAGCGATTCATATCGCCAACGCTGTGGCGCAGATGGGGAACTCATCCCACAAGAGCATGGTGGACCATGTCATGCATAAAGTGGTCTCTTCTAACCCTCTCGTCGGTAGAGCTGAGAAGCTTATCGGTGAGGGTTTAGAAGCGGTTGGGTCGATAACGGCCATCAAGAAAGTTCTCCCCTATGCGAAAGGGCTTTACCAACAGTATGGTCGCAAGATCATGTCTGGCGGTGAAGATGCCCTGGAGTATATTGCCATGGGTGGTTAAGCTCACTTAGTTGTGTCGTGGTCTCCGTGAACTCAGGGTCATACCCTGGACCACCTCGGAGTGAAATTATGCGTGTATATAAATTTGTAAATAATTGTAAATATTCTGATGCCCCTAGACGGGGAAGTGATTTCGATTGCGCAAGAATGCAG